AACATGATGGCTTCAAGAAAACAGAGATGGTCGAGATCGAGATCGAGATCGGGGTCGTGGTCGGGGTCGAGGTCGAGGTCGAGGTCGTGGTCGGGGTCGGGGTTGAGGTCGGTGTCGACATCAAGGGGATATTAACATGAATAAAATTTTAAAATGGATTAAAAAATGGGGTTTAGTCTTCGTTGTTTTTTGTGAATTTGTACGGGCTTTATTGGGTCTCGGCGGTATCCTAAACATTTATCCTCTCGATCTTTTTGGTTCTCGGATTGAGTCGATCGATGTAAATTATGCTTATGAAGTGAGCAGCGGAGATTATAAAATTTGGGCAAACGAAACTGGAAGAAAAGACAGGTTTAAAGAGTACTTGAACAGAGATTCAATGCTCATTGGCAAAAGCAATTCAGGGCGAGTGCACAACTACATTTTAACAAAATTTAAGTTTAACGAAGACCATGGAATGCCCAACGTGCTTCACTGCAAAGCAAAAGTCTGGGGTAAGCGATCAACGAACCATTACCCTAACCCGGAGTGGATTATCTGTGAGTAGGGTGCGCGTGGTAGGTTCCATTGTCTTCATTTTGTGATGTTCCCTTATATCCCAGTGTTCCCCCAATTACAGCTGACACAAGAAATGATAAGATTATGATTAAAGCCGGGTTTGTCAAAGTAGTTTTTGTCGAATCACGCTGTTTTTGATCATACTCTAGCTTTGTTATCGAGTCTTGATGCTTTGAAAGCATTTTTTTAATGTGTACGTTGTCTTTTTCAACAGATTCAACTCTGTCTTTATGACCGCCAATGTCCTCGATTCTTTTGTATAAGTGATCAAAAGCTTTTTGGAAGCTTGAAAGTCGTTTTTCAAGACTATTGTCTAAGCTTTCTATCATGTGCTTTAAAATAATAAAGCTTTGGTCTTGTTCGTTAGACACGCTTACCCCCGTAATACGTTGAAGAAAGACCCTATTTGGCCCTGGGCGCATCCTAGCATTGCTGCTGGCAATGCCATGGAGACGCCCGTTAAGTCCATTACTTAGCTTCTTTATTTTCAGCTGTGTTTTTAGTATCTGATTTGATATCGCCTTTTTTGGCTTCACCGCCTCCAATTTGTGGGGCGCTCGTCAGTGCTTTCAGGGCATTAAAACTGTACTTGCCGGGAAGCTCGCCCAAAGCATTTAAGATAACGTTAAACGCTTCTTGGCTTAAAATAAATTGCTTATCCATGTTTGTTTCCTTAAATTAAAATGATCATTTATAACTCATAGAGCATTATTTGTCAACTCGATGATGACAAGCCGAGTCGAATTCGAACCATTGGGCCCGGTGTTGCTGCTGCCACGGTTTCCCACGCAACGCCGAATGACTGCCTTACTCCCGGTGAATTATCAACTATTGATCTGCCAGCAGTTGTGTTTGAAGGTACAATTAAATCTCCTCTAATTGCCCCTTGACCATCCTCCATCTGAACATCAACATCACCAGCATAGCAAAATTGAATGATATTTCCTGCGGACGCGCCGGCTGTAGTTGCAACGCCAATACACATATCATCACCAGAAGTCGAGTGATTTACAGCACGAAAATTCGTTGTTGGTGACACAGCAAGAATTGATCCGACAGTTACCGCCTCATCGATCGCAACTCTCGATTGCAGACAAGTGCCGCCCGTAGGCGTTTGAAAACAAAGCATCTGTCCTGCACTAAATATGTAATCGCCGACCTGCACAGACGGACCAAAAGTCGCATCATTTTGATTCACATTGACTAAGCCACCTACTATCGATACGCGCTTATTGGCAGGATCAGACACAAGAAATGCCGTTAGCCCACCTTGCCAGTAATCATAAAAAGCTGTTTGAGTAGAGAAATTTGCAGTAGTTACATCTGTAACTTGTTTTGTGATCATCTCATGATTTTTTTCTATTGAGTCCTGATCTTTGCAATAGGACCAGATCGCGCAAAGTCCACCCGTGCCGGTCAGCTCGTTGGGTTGTTTTAGTATCAACCACGGATCTACCTGCGCATCTCCAACAGCTTGAATTTGCGGCGCAACAGATAATCTTCTTTGCAACCCTTCGAAATGCAAAACATCTTTCAGTATGCCCGCTGACCATGCTTGCGTATGAATATCTTGAGAAAATGTCGCGTCAATTGCGTTTGTAGTCGTATACTTTATCGCGCTTGCTGTTTTTAAAGCGTCTAAGCTGTTAAGACTATCCGATTTTATTTCAAGAGTTTCTAGTGCCGCGACTCCCGTCGTGTCTGAAAAATAACGCGTTGTTGCTGCTGTTGAATTATCACTTTTTATTGTGAATGTACTTGCGCCTTGTAAAATTTCATTTCCGTTGTTAAAGGCATTTTGCAGTGTAATGTCGTCAATATCTGCAAGCGTTATCCAAGTTGATCCCCCGTCAACCGAGTTTCTGAATTTCCCCATGTCCGTATTAAAAATCAGCGTGCTTACATCAACACCTGTTAATGCAGATTCTTCTGCATTAGTATATTTTGAAAATACTTCTATACTCATTTTTTATTCCTCATAACTAAATGACAGATTCAGGATGCTAGGCTTATTAAGATCAGCATCTGAAACGGTGAAAATAGCATCTACATTTTTAGACGCTGCTACTGCTGTCAATGATCTGAACTGACTAGAGTAGTAAACAGCATTCACAGGTGAGTTTATTTTTGTCAGACTTACTGAATCAGCAATAAATGTGTACACGCCAGAATCAAGGATATATTCAACATCAACCAAGTTGTCAACGGCAGTGTTGATAGCAACAACCCCCGGTATCTGCAAATCGATAACATCACAAGAGTCATTAAACCTTGATCGCTGCCCAAATGCCGATACTCGTATGTTATTGCCACTTAGCTTAGTGATTATGTACTCTAGGCTCCAAGTTTTGAAACCGTTGTTGCTCGCCGACATTGATGTTGACGTTGATATGACAGCACCCCCAAATGAAATCCTGACTCGTCCATCTCCACCACCGCCAGTTGAATTTATTCGGCCTTGAGCTGAGAACTTATATTGATCTCCCTCAACCATCGTGTTTGCTGGTATCGTTTGTGTACCATACATTGATTGAACAATTGTCGTCCATATACCAAGGGGATAAGCCCCCGTGCTTTGATTTAAAATACCAAGTGTTTTGATGTCAGAAGGTGCTATCTTAGACTCTAAACCAGGCAGGCCAATCGAACCAACGCCGTTCGCTTCTATCAAATTACCGACTGCTGACGTTCCGAGTCTGATCGTAACGAAGTTGCTCGTAGGAGTGAAGTTTAACGAAGCATTGTAATGAGTAACATCATCAATCTTATGAAAAAGTTGACTTATGATTGAGACGCCCGATGCATTTGTGCCTGACACAAAACTCAATCCCGAGTCACCCGACGATGCATTGCTTACACCGCCTCCGGCCGCGCCAGCAACATCCATTACGGCAAATTCTAAGAATGAAGCGATAATGTTATTGCCTGGACTTGTCTTATTTACAACTCTAAACTCGACAGTATCAGTAGGTGCGAGAGAAATAAAAGCGGTGCTTGTTAGCGACTGCGGAACATCAACCGAAGGGCCGAAAAACTCAGGGTTCTCTGAATTTGCAATCGGAGTCACTCCGTTTTTATATGCGATGACCGCGAACGTATCTGTATTCGGAGTTGCCGTTTTCAATGTTGCAGTAGCAATAATTAAAAATTTCTTAGTCTCTGCACCATTCCACGTTAAAACACCGCTCGAATGTGAGAAGTTTACAAGCTCACCGGCTGTGTAAGTTCCTGCTATTTTTACTGCTGTTCCTTGCACGGGTAGCGCGGTTTCTGTGTTTCCATTTTGAAAAGACATTTCACCGATATTATTCGTAGTCACGCCCGCCAAATCTGCTAGCGTCGCATTCTGATCAGGTAACTGAGTCGCTTTGTTGATCATCATCGTAGAGCCATCAGTGCCGTCGTAATCAAGCGCTCTAATAATTGAATTCTGTCTATATGCTTGCATGTACAGGTTTTGAGAAAACGTTGCAGGCAGTGGGTCTGATGTTTCCACTTTTAATGTGTCACATGTTTTTAAAAGCGATGTTGATGTTCTTGATTGAGAGTTTATCTGCAAAACAGGTTGATTTGTCGTCCCGTCAATATCAGATAAAAACCTATATTCAGGTGCAGCAGTGGTCGTGCTAGTGCTTCTTATGTACGCATCAATAGCATTTAAATTTTTATAAAATATTGCCGCTCTTACACCGCCATCGCACTTAAAGTATGGGGTATCAACACCGTTTTCTAAAAAATTCCACTCTCTTGATGAGCTTTCGATACGAGCAGGAGCACTGAAGTTTAGTCTGTACTTTATTATGTCATTATGATATACAAATTCAGTACCTAGATCGTTTTTTCCTTTATATTGCATGTGCGATAACGGGTTTCCATCAGCGCCATTAAGCAGATTTTCAACCGTATAAAACTTAGTTGTTGCATCTGGAATTTGATAATTAATTTCATTTCCGCTCGTGTATGAAATAGTGACGGGTAATGCACTGTTTAAGTAAGCAGTTTGTAAGTCTAATACACCATCTGATCCAGAGTACTCGATATATGTCCAATCATTAGTTTTAATTTTTGTTATAATAGCCCTGTCATACTGATTTGGCAGCGATATTGAACTTGGACCGTTGACACCGTCCACCGTAACACCGTCAGGCCACGACACAATGAAATCACCTGTCCCAACTCTTATCATATCGAACGTGGCACCATTTGGTAATGAGTCCCCTAGTAAGAGTGTTAATGTTTGATTTGAGACTGTGTCGTTAATTACCGTTCTACCGATAATATCCGTATCAACATCTTGAGAAGCAGTTAATAATAATTGCTCTTGAAAGCTTTGATATCCACTTAGGTTTTTCAGACTTCTGAATTGTTCAATTGTTTTTGTCAATCCGTTCATTTCTTCATAAATTTCAAGAGGTGATCCTTGCTCAGTAACTTCAAAGCAAATTGCCCCGGAAACCACTCCTGCGGTTGTATTTAATATTTGAGTTTGAAATCTTGATAAAGATTGAATGTTCAAATTGCTGTCATAAGATGAAAATGCAAACGATCCCGCTGTAAATGGAACGCCGGGGGCTAATGCATTATAGCCATAGGCTATTGTTGGGATAGTTGTAGATGATTGTACTCCAAACGCTTTAGCTGTAACTTGATTGAATAATGGGTTAGAATTTACATCAATGTCTTGAATTGTATTTAAAACGCCAGCGTCAAACTTAAGATTCTGAGTGCTTGCGTCAACGCTGATTGTATTGGCAGTGAAGTCTATACCATTTCCGTAAATAAATGTATTAGATACATAATCATATAGTAATTGTGGAGTTCCTTTATATGTAACACCGCTTTGTACGCCCGCAAATGGTTCATTTCCTGTGAACGGCGCAGGAAGTGGGGGTAATCCTGAAATAGGTATATCGGCCATTTTTATGTTCCTTCTGTTATCAAGCGATCGCCACTTTCGGTTGTAAGTATGTCGCCACTTTCAGTGGTAATGAATTTTGTATCGCCCGGGGGTGGTGGAGGAGAACCATATCTGTCATCAACAGAAAACAAGCCTCTGCCCATATTAAAGTTGATGGGGTCCATTAAAAATATATTCATGAGAGATTACTCTTTGTATTTACAAATTGTATATAAACCCAGTCATTCTGTGGGCTTTTAAAATAAAGAGTATCGCCTGGGGTTACTTTCTGCGTAGGTGGAGTTAGTCGGGCAGATGTTTCTACAAAATCGCCTTGAACAGGCAAAGCTTCGCCAGCATCGGGAGAAACCTGTACTTCAGACGCTGAGCTATATCCCAATAGAGCGATATCGACGTTATTTGGTACAACAATGGATTTCTCTGTATTAGCCGTTAGAATGCTCTTAGCCCCAAATTTTTTTGGCACAAAATCAGGAGCCCACACATCAGTGCCATTATTTGATTTTCCAAGATTCAAGTTTTTTGTTTTATTCATCACGTTTTCCTTAGGTTTTAATCCACCATTTTGTTGCTGTGTTGATTGGTCGTGTTTCTGTTGAAACTAATGCGGCGGGGCCACCGCCCAAACCAGTTTGATCTACGACGCCTGTGTGATTTATAGACTGTGCAGTGAAGTTACCGCCATCTGCCGCACCTGCGCCACCTGAATATTTGAAATTACCTGTAACAGGAAGATGCTGATGATCTTGAATCGCGTCGGACTCATGCGAACCAATTACATCGCCAATAACTTCGCCAGTCTCAAGGTATGTCCTATTTGAAGCGTCTGGATCAACGCCGGCGCCATCATCAAGACCGCGAACAAATATGCCGCGCCTATCATCAACAACAAGCTGGGTTGAAAAATTTGCAACGATTGCATCTGCAACAGCGTCAGCATTGTTTGTCCCAGCTGTTATCGGTATTTCTTTGACTAAAGAGCCCGGAAATAGAAGCTCTGGTGATGATCCAGCACCATCTAGTGAAAACCAATATACCGTCGATCTTCCGGTAGGTGAAAATATTTCATAATACTCACCTGCTGCTATAGATGTGGTAATAACTTCAACAATTTGTCGTGTGGTTCCATCTCCAGGAACAGTTATTGAAACGGTAAAGCTTGTTGTATGTTGGTTGGGTGCCGTTGCAGCATTAAATTGTGAAGCTGTATGAGTCAATGTATCAAGGCCAGCTTTAACTGTATTAAAGCCATCTATACCATTACCATAAATATTACCGATGGCACCCAATAGTCTAACGTATTCTGGATTGGGATTTGGCACAGCCACATCGTATGTAGCACCGTCACAGTAAAGCCAACCCGGACCGGGGCCATTTATTGATACATCTTCTATAATTTTTCCTGGTTGATCAGCCGGGGCCCAGACTAACTGCGATATTCCGGTTCCTGGCTCAGCAGACGCCGTTACAGTATTTTCGCCAATCTTTAAAACATCGCCAATATCTGCATCATCTGTACCCGTTATGTCGATAGAGCCGCCCATTGTTGATGCTAGCGCTTGATAGGGGGAAACCGTTGGGTAATCGATGTTATTGTCGAATGTACCAAGTACGGCCATAAAGTCGACCATTGATATATCAAATGTGACGTTTGTGGGAACGCGAAAAACAAACCTGAATTCATCATCATCGTTAGCGCCAAAAAACGTGGCTGTGTCATCAGATATCGTTAGCGTAGTCTTATATTTTGCATATGAAATTGGTTCAATTGTAAATGTTGTAACGAGAGTTTCAACTTCTGGCGAACCTCCTGATCCATAGTTCTTTTGGTACAAAAGTTGAATATTTAATGGTGATCCGGTATTACTTACTGCTTCAAACTGAATGGTAAAGGTCTTACCCGAAAACTTCGAAACTCCAGCAGGCCCATAAATAACCTTTAGGTCTTTTATGTTCTCCGCTGGATTTGGGTTTGTCCCAGCGAATCTTAACGCATAGCGCGGCGCGCTGTCGGGATTAACAGGGTTATCTGAGAATCGCTCAAATACGACCGTATTTTGCGATGTGAAGCCGTTTGCAAGGTTTATGATCCAGCCGCCAAGCGCTACGTTTGTCAGCGTCTGTGTTAGAAGACCGCCAGCGCCAACCGGATATAAACGGCGCACTAAAAACTGACCGTTGTTTATGTAGTTTTCTAGGTCGTTAAATATATTGTCAGTTCCTGAAGTGTCAATTTGATCAGGCCAGCCTTCACGACTAAATTGAAATATACCGCCAGAACTGTACACCTGTATGAAGTAAAGCTCTTGATCACCATCCTCGTCGAACGGGAAGTAATATGTTTTTATGTCATTACCACCGCCATCACTCGTCGTTCCTATCCCGGTTAGCGGTAAAGGATTTGGTAGCTCAATAAAAACGGGGTCAGCAGGTGTGCCGCTTAACTTAAAGACTGGCTTTGGTTCAGTTCTTGCTGAGTCCTTCCAAAATTCTATATAACCATTCACTAGAGGTAATCCAGTATCTTTATCTCGGAAAACCTCTTGTAGCGATGGCTCTAAGAAAAATTTGAACTTGTCATTATCTGCCATCTTGTTGGCCCTCGATTGATTTCATTAATTCAGCTACAGACGGAATAGTGAGGTTTTTTATCGTGTCAAGATGGACATTTTTAGGTTTTACGCCCTTCTTTGATGCCTCGGTTAGTTGCTTAACGTATTTTTCTCTAACTTTAGGACTGCGTAATACTCGAGAAATTGCGTTTGCGGCGATGGGTATAGCCCCCGTTGCGCCCGTTGCTAGACCAGCCATGCGCGCCCACATATGACCTGTTTTTGGGTTGATCATTTGATTTAAATCAAGTCCAGCCATTTTTTTGGTTAATAGTGCGCTATCGAATTTTTTGCGCTGTTCTGGCGAGAAAAGCATTTCCTTTACTTGATCGCCAATAGATGCGTACGTGTTTAATATTTTTCCTTCTTTGGCTTCCTCTGTACCCGCTATGTTTCTCGACGATTTTGTTAAAAAATGATGGGCGAGCCTAGACTTTGTCTTATCATCAAGGTGCTTTGTTAATGTTTCCAAAAGCTCCGGTTGCTCGAACTGGCCTCCCTTCAAAAACGTCGGTATCAGCTTTTCAGCGCGTTTTTTTCCTGTGAGAAAGTCGCTTAGCTCTTTATTACGAAATGGGAGTACATTCTCTTTAAAGTGGCCCTTTGCTTCACTCCATTTTGATACTAAGTCTTTATTTGCGCTTGTTGAAGCTGATCTATCAATATCATCATTAAGCGCAGTTTTTAAATTTCTGAGAACCCTAATTGATGATTTATTGTTAGCTGATTTTGCATTTTCAAGGGCTGTGTTTATTTTGCGATCGAGGTTAAATGCAGCGCCAAAACTGCGCAAATCTCCACCGTCGACCTTTGACCCCCTAGCCTCCTTAAGCGACTCAATTAATGAGTCATCATAGATATCTTTAAACTCTTTGTTTTCACCTTCAAACTTTGTCATTTCGTCAAGGTGATCTTTCGCCGTCTTTTGATATGAAGACATATCCACCTTGTCGTTTGAGAGATCGGCTATTTTTTCAACGTCTGAATAAAGCTTTCCCTTTTCTCTTTCGGCTGCTTTCCAAGCCGGCGTAAGCTTTTCATCAATAATATGTCTTGACAGTGATGTGATATTTTCCTTTCCTGAAGGGTTCATCTGCTTAAGAGCGCCAGCTGTGGTTTTTTTGATTGCATTACCGACATTCATGTACTGTTTAGCCTGTCCTGACCCTGGAACGAGGGCAAGCGAGCTAGACACCCCCTTTAGGTGAGGCTGGTTAATAACTTCACCAAGAGGCATATGCTTATCAGCGCCAACAGTTTGTAGGGCCTCTATATTTCTCGCCACTTCTTCGGCTGAATGACTGCCGCCAAGTTTTTTGGTTAAATTTGCAATGCCTTTTTTGGCTGCACCCAATCCATACCCAGCCGCCTTACCCGCGATGGGCGATATTGCACCGATAGCACCGCCTAATTCTGCTGACCCTTTGATATCATCAGGATTAAAAACAGGCATTGTAGCGCCTGTAACCGCTGCTCCCTTAGCTGATCTTCCAAGTAAGTCAATCATACCTTGGAGTGATTTAGGTGCCTTAGACGCTAGCTTTCCTGCGATTTTAGACTGACCGCCAGGTAACATCATCATGGGCAACGACTCGCCTGCAAACTGTCCTGCCGCTGCTGTCTTGGGAAACCCCTGCATGTACATTTGCTCGGTCTGAGAAGGTTGGAATTGTTGCGTGCTTGGGGCCTGTATGTCTTGCCCTGTCAGCGCGCTCAAACCTTTTGCGCCATACTGCGAGGCGCCCCCCATAACGTCAGCTAATCCCTTCTTTGCGCCGCCCATAGCCGCCCTACCCCCCATTAACATGGATAACATATGCTGTGCGGCAGTGCTGGGGGAGGGGGAGGGTGCCTGTTGTTCCATAGGGGACTGTGATTGCTGTTGTTGCAACGCAGTGCGCATTTGCTGCTTGTTATCATCCGAAAGGCCGCCTTGTTGCACCCGAGGCACTTGAAGCCTAGCTCGCATTTCTGCTTTTTGTTCAGCTGTTAGTGCCATTAACCAAGCTCCTCAGCTGTGTACCATTTTCCATCCGGACCCATAACCTTGCCGTCTTTTACAGAAAGATACTGATCTTGATCTTGTGTTTCACGTGAAACATCCTCGTTCATATTGTTTAATTGAAGCGGGCTTTTTCTTGAAATCCTCAGGGCATCTCCATGAATTTTCTGGTATTCCTTCCATCTTGCATCTATTATTTCAGGGCTTGTGGACCAACTTGATGGGTTTGTGAATTTTTTAAGCTCTCTATTTTGTGTTTCTGTCGCATACTCCCCTAATAGTTTTCTCGTCTCTGCGGCTAAAGCAGGGACAGTTTGATGTACAAATGTTTGGAATTTAATATAATCTGGGTCTGAATAAAGACCAAGCGCACCGGATATTCCCATCGCTCCTCTTTTTAAAGCGCCCCCCGGACCAGAAAACTTTTTAACAGCGTCCATGACGTTTTCGTCATTCACCCTATCAATCATTGATTGAGCAATATTTCCAGCGTATCGCGCTTGTTTGATGTTTGTGGGAACTAGACCGCGTTCAAGCATCGATTGCATCGCTTTTTGATATTCTTGAGTTCCTGGCGTGTACCCACCTGCCTGCAAATTTCTTTCGTATGAGGTTGGTCGTCCCTGGTTGGGGTACATTAAAGATGCCGCCCCCTTTATGTTCCCGGAGCTTGCCAACAAGTTAGATATTTGTTGCTTTTTTTGATCCTCGGGCAAATTCGATTGCATGATTTGGCTATATCTGTCAGATAGATAGTCTTGTTGCCTTTTCTGATCCTGCATTGCCTGCATTTTTGCCTGCATCATCTGTTGTTGAAGTGGCTGCATTTGCTGCTGGCCAGCTGTTTGAGTCTGCATTGCGTCAAGTTGCGCTTGCAACATTTGTGGCTGCATTTTGTTTTTCTGCTTTTGCGCCTGTGCTTGCTGCATAGCTGAGTATGACTGCATCATAGACGGCAACATATTAGACATAGGACTAGCGTTAGCTGTTGCTCCTGGTGGTGGTTGATATACTGGTAAAGCCATAACTTTATACTCCTAAAGTGCCCCTAAACCCATACCAATCATTCCTCCAAGGGTGTTCCATTTTCCGGCGCTCCTGGCGTTGCTAAACATGTCAGAACCGGCCGCGGCTGCTCCCTGACCCATCATATTTCTAGCTAAAGCTTCAGCTTCTTGTTGGGACATTTGCGCCCCTTGATGCATTATGTCCTGTTCAGCGCCAAAACCTTTACCATACATTCCTAAAGCCTGATTCATATACTGGTTGTAATATTGAGAAGCCATGCCAGAAATTTGATTGGCGAGCGCCTGTTGCTCCGCCGGGCTTCCTGCTTGACCGCCAGCCGCGGCGGCATTCATAGCGCCTTGCGTGGCCTGATCAACATTGTATTGATAACCGGGAGACTCCTTATACTGACCTCCTATCTGATCCATCATTTGTGTGGGATCGGTTAATAATGTGTTTATTTGATCTTGCATTGTACCTAGCGCGTCTGTACCCGCATCGGTATACGGACTATAATATTGATCATAAATACCAGGAATTTTTTGAAGATATTGCATTGCTGATTGATTTGGGTCACTGCTAGAGCCAAATATATTTCCTAACATAAAAACTCCTTAACTGGTTAAAATTTCTTTAAATGTTCCGTCATTGTTTAGCATCATTTTTTCTATATCGGCGTTATAAATAATTCGCCTCGATGAATCTACTGTGTTCAACTGAAGAACGTTATCGTTGCTTTGTGGCGGAAAAGCATAGCCTTCATCAGAAAGATTTTGCGATAAGAGCGTAGAAAGATTAGAAAAATAAGCATTCCATTCTTCCGTAATGAATCCGTCTTTTCCGACCAATTTAGCTGTAGGGACGTTGGGTATTTGCATAATTTACATCACTCCAAATTCTATTGATCCATCAGTCACTATGTACCTGCTTTTTGAATAAAACCTGATTTGAATGGTCAAATCTATCGCTCTGCCTAAACGCCTAAATTCCACAATTCCTTGTCTGTATCCCACCTTGTTCATGGTCCTATTGACATAATTTCCGAAACAAACACCCCCGTTTTTCGCTAGAGACATCTGCACAATCATTTCGTCGCTGCTATGGCCTTGCTCCATCTGCAAATTTATCCTTTTTACTGCAAAAGGAGTGTCTGATGGGTTTCTAATTGGCGGTAAGATACGTATTCTTGGAATCTCTTTGCCATCATAGGTGGTAATATTTGTTGACATTTGATACAAATTGCCATCTATAAAGCTGATGAAATACATCTTTCCGGCAAAGAAAACGGCCTTTTTAGCAATATGTCGGTCAAGGTTTTCATCGGTTAGCGTATAAAATAAGTTTTCAGTAAAGTCATAACAAAATGAAAAGTTATCTGTGTTGAATGAAATCTGATAAATGATGTGTCCGTCATGCTGGAATAAAAACGCACTTGAGTCATCTGGTTTGCATAAATTATTCAGCTTCGCGTCCAGCCCCTCTGTAGATATTCGCTGAGGTTTTCCACCCGTTGTGAACACAATAGAATTTTCAGATTTCTCATTCTTGGCGAACCAGACTAGCATACCAAACCCGGTAGCGATGCATGATCTATTCACAGCGCCATAATCAATTGCTAACGAGTTGTCGCGCACATACGGGAAAAGCTGCAATCCTTGGTCATACCAAAGCTCGGTTGCTTTTGTCCCAATAATAAATAGCTTTCTATCCAGTACGACAGCGGCTTGCAAAATGTCCGCTTTTGTTTGTAACTGCTGGTTTTGCAACGGATCCCATAAAGCAGCATTATTGCTACCTGATAAACGCCACCTACCGTCTGTTCCGGTTGCTATCATGTATGTATCTTGATATGTAATAAATATCGGAACAAAGTCAATAATAGGATTAAAAAATTGTGAGTTAAAATAGTCATACACATAAACTAAATTTCCATCGACAATGCCTATCTGGCCGTTAAAGTTCTCAGTAATATAAACATCACCCGAGGAGGTATTTAAAACTCCAAAAAGCTCAAAAGTTAGAGATTCTTGAACTCGGTAAGCATTTCTGCCAACAATCAAAATTATGTTATTGAGTCGCGTACTAAAAAAAACACCGCGTGATACTGCACCCAATATCTGCAAAGCAGTAAGATAACCTAAATAATCAACAAGCCCTTTTTTTCCAACATCACCCCCTGAAACCATCATATTTATGGTGGCCTCTGCGGTAATCTTGCTGTATCGAGAAAACTTGGTCCCACCGATAAGCATCTTTGTAATTGGGCCGCTCTTCATCATCTCTGTGGTGTGTATCCTGTATATAACTGGGCTTCGATAGGGTTCATCGCCGTACCACCAAAAGGATTAGGGAAGTTTGATACAAGGTCTACTCCAGAAAAATACTTTATCTTCTTATTCAGCAAAGACAATTCTTGAAGTACGCCCCGAGGCACCTCATCTTGATACTCGGAACATAAGCTTTTAGCTAAGTAGTATCTAAGATATCGGATATAAAAAGGATCGAGCGTTGTAGAAAGATCTTGATCTAGCGTCACTGACTGAAGCGCAAATTTTCCGTTTATATTAAACTCGTAGTCGCTTGCAGGAAGATAGTAAACATAAATTTCACCTACCCCTAACTGTCTGTCAAAAAAATAGTAGGATGGAAGGCTGTTAATATTGTCTACCCTAGACATTCCAAAATAACGGCTTCTGTCAAGTGCACGTAAATTGTATCTAACGTTCGACAAGTTAAATGTAATTGCGTCAACCGATATCAGGTTTGGAACGGTATATTTTTCCTGGCCTATGATTCCTGTAAACGAAAAATTGCCGTAGTAAGGTATGGTAGCAGGCCCAATATTTTGCACTGAAAGTATCTCATTCAGCACACTAAGTCCCTCCTCCATTTGTGACCCTGAAACGGTCTCAAATTCACGAGAAACAATAGCAGACAAGTAAAATGCGCTGCTTATCAGGCCTGTTACATTCATCGCTATACCTTAACTTTGACCCTGATTGATCGGAACGGCGACGCGCATCATGTACTCATCTACCGCGACAATTCCGTAAGGCAAGTTGTAAACCCACTTATTAGTACCGGTATTAATATCACCGCCAGCAGTCATCCGCATACCGACACCCGTTGGTGAGATTTCAGATGCAGACGGAAAGCCGAGCACTGTAGGTAATTTTGGCGTAGCGCAGTAGATAGGGCTAGACGTCCATGCCACACCGCATACATGACTTGGCAATGTCTTTGCCTGCATTGAAGTCACAGCGGATACGTCAAAGTTAACATTCTGCGTTGAGTCTGTAGCATCAGAAACAAGTCTGGGGAAAACTTGTAAAACAGCAGTTCCAGTAACCGCATTAGCATCAGCTAACACACGAACTTGTACTTTCTGTGAACTTAGCTCATGACCAATAAACGTTAAGAATCTTGCGCCCTTACCCGCCGTCACCGGAGTATAAAGAGAGTCAGGGTCAAGAGTAATGATATCACCGGCTTTAAACGAGTCTGCATCATTGCTGACGTTATCAACTGTTATTTGACTGGCAATTTCATTAGCGGGACCAGTAGTGTTTATAATGTTAGTAATATCTAAAATGTCGCCAGCCTCTCCAGAAGAGCCAGCATTGTGCGTAGGCAATAGATTTGAGGTGTAATACTCAGCTTGCATATCTCTACCTAAGTACCACGAATTTGCATTTCTTTCATTACGATCTAAGACAAATTGTGCAAGATTGTTGTCGATGATATCAGGCATGATCATGTCGGGAAGAACCATTCTGATAGTACCAGCGGCAGAACCAAAATTACGCAAGTTGGTCTTAATTTGGTTAATCTGTTTAATGCTAGAAATATTTGTCACGCCATCACTGTACGTTCTGTAGGTGTAGTCCTTTGCAACATTAGATATTTTTTTGCCGAATTTTGTTCCAATCTCTGAAACCATAGCCCGACCATATTTTTTTAGCCAGTCTTTCGCATTGTATTTCCAATAGTCTTCAGCGCCGATAGAGAATGCACCAGAAGTGGCATTATTAACCGTAAGCGTCTGCTTTCTTTGGTCAATGTCTGACGAAACACCTGTAACATCAAGCCCTTCAACAGTTTGAAAACGAGTGGTCAGGCTAAAACTTACAGAATCGCCATAATTAAACTCATTGTCTTCAAATCCGTCGAATTCTTTGTTTGATAAATTGTACATTGGGTCTACGTTTTCCAGCATTGGAAGTAAGCCCTTGAGATATAGTTCTACTTGTTGATAGTTGTCAGCCATTAATAATCACCTTAAAAAAATTTAAGTTAAATAAAAATGGTGCTAGATAGTCTTTGAGTTATGTGAAAGAACTTTAAAACATATAGTCAGGGTCTTTCAGCATGTCCTCATGTGTTGAGCTAGTAGCACCTCTTGCGTGATGCGTACTTTTAACTTGGGACGGTGGAGAATCGTAATTATGAATCTTGGATGCAGTCTCGTCATTTTTTAACTTGCTAGCTATCTGCTTGATCTCTGCTGCGAGTCCGAGACTATCTGAATTATAGTCATTTACGGCTCTTGAGGCCAAAGACAACTTGTTATATAACGCCGGGTTCTGATCCAGCTCATTAAGTACGTCAGCGGGATTATCGATCAGGCTCAACGCTTCGACCAGCGGGTATTTGTCGCTTATATCAACATGAGTCTCTTTTGTAAGTAAATCAGGGTATTTGTCTTTATCTCTTTCAAGATTTTCCTTAAATTTACCCACAACCTCAGCCACTTTGGCCTGTGTTGCCTGTTCTCGAATCCGTTTTTGGTGTTCCTCCTGATTTTTCTGATAAATCGATTGCGCTGCTTGCTGAGCTTCCTGTTTTGCTCTTTCAATAACAGCTTGCTCATCAAAATGGCTACCTGTCTGTGACTGATCTGGCTGACTTTGCTGTTTTGTCGCCTTCTCTAAACCCTTCTTATAGCCTGAACTTATGAGCGAATCGATCTTAGACTGAGAGATTGAAACCATTTTTTCAGCTTCAGATCGCGCAGGTTCTGCACTATAATCTGCTGAGTTACTATTAGCCTCACCACTCAATTCGCCAGAAATTGACGGATTATCACCTTGTTCCACTTGTTCCATAAAAATACAACCACGTAATGACTGTTACCCATGTCAGGGTGCAAACCGAACACCTCGTTCGTAGAGCCTATTTTGCCTGATAGGTCAGTAATGCCATGCTATAGCGGCATGTCGCTTGATCTTCTAAGATGATCAGTAATTAAACTTTTAGTAACCCTTGCTTTTGCCGCCTTTAGAGCCACCAACCATGCCGGGGACCATATTTGACGGAATGCTAGGCTTAGGATTACACATACCCACTTGCTTATTAGTAAGCTGCGGGTTGAACTCATGACCAGACTCTTTAAACAGAGACTTTCCACCATAAGATTTAGCTTGCTTTTTCGTTTTCATGATGTCTCACCAATATTATTGATCATACGATAAGTAAAACTTATCATACTTTAGACAGCTCTGCAACATCTTTAATCAAATCTGCTTTGTGACGCTCATGGGCGCGCATATCCTTCGATTGCTCAACTAGTAGCTCGGCCTGAGTCCTAACTTCAGAATTATGCGCCTCATTTGTTCTTAAAATGGCTTTGTTCTGAATGTCCATTGCATCTACCTCTAGCTTCTCTCTAGCTTGTCGCACTTTTTCCATCTCAACTTCATGCTTCATCATCATCTCTTGCGACTCAAGTTGAAGTTTTTGGGCCTTTAACTTAATTTCGGCCTGTTCACTCTGCACCTTAGATTGCATAGCCTGCATCTGTAGTTGCTGAGGGTTTGGCTGATTTGCAGCTGCTTTCTCTCTTGCTTCCATAAATTCGCGAGACATTTCAACAAGTTTTGACCTGTCTCTGATTTCGACATTGTCAAAAAGTATAGGTAGCCCCTTCGACTCTATCATGTGCTTAACGCCTTCTGATGAATTCATGAGCTGTATAAGCATCGCCAGAGATTTCTGACGCTGCACTTCAAAGTTAACGCCCGCCACGACTTTTATACCCATATGATCGGGGTTGAAGTCGCATATGGTTTCTTGATTGGAAGAATCATTTATAGTAATCTTAGATTCCACTCCATCACCGCAAATCACAGGAATATCGCGCGTCGCAGTGAAGTAAAGTGGGAAAAGCTCAATCATACATTTACCGAGCTGCTGTAGTGATTCCATGTATGATTCGATGTAAGGATAGGCGCTCGCTGACGAGTTTATAGATGACTCGACGATAGATTTTCCACTCAGATTATTCTGCTGGCCCATCTGAGCCTCATAACTTCCTAATATGTTCTGGACGTTCTTCATCTGTGTGTCAGTGATGCTAACAATTGTAGGATTAATCTGGCCCCTCCCGATGATTTTGGGTTCGGGTAAGGGTCTATCAGAATTGTCATAAGCTTTATGGACAAAAGCGCTTCTAGCGGTAGCTGGGTCTTTGTATGCTTCAGCAAAATCGGCATGCTCAGGTAGCGCATCTTCGGCTATTATCATGTCAGCTTGCCGCATCGTAAGTACTTCGTACATCGTCGAGGAGTACGTAATATTGGTTACGCGTTGTGCATCTTTTGCGTCCGAAATATACGACTCTGTTAGTTGTTTACCGTCTATAGTGACTGATCGGCCATCAACAAAAATCAATGGCAAGCATCTATGTTTCATCTTTTCAGGCTTAGCTACAAGCTGATCACCGATAAACTGATAGCGAGTCAATCCGCAGCATACATTTCTACTTTTTTTCTCTTGAATTTTTGGGGCAAACTCTACATCTGGGTACTTTTTGAAATACTCCTCTTTTGTCATGGTGGTCAACTTGCGGGGGTCCTGAGGATCACTGACGTGATAAAGCATAGTTTTCTTATATGATTTTTCGTGATAGTCGCAAAAATAATATATATCCTTGCTTCCATTAGATGCTTTCCATTTGAAGCCACCAGCTATTGACTTCGTATTAGCCTTATCAAAGTCGAAATCTGGATAATCTTGCTTGACTCTTTCCTTTGTCATGGGAATTAGTTCATAACAAAACTCACCATCTCCCTTGTGCCTTTCTTTAGACATAGGATCAAACCCGCACATAGTGGGGTCTGCATAATCTATAAAAATATCTTTCTGTAGACTTGAGTCGTTCTCATAGTCAATCTTTATTTTCAATACTGACCAACCGCCACCCGCAGAATCTGTCATCACTCGCGATGCTTTATATTTGAAGTCGCTCTGTGAAAACTTGTGCCTTACATAACCCTCTATTGCTTTTACTAATTCAGGTTTTGCCATGTTTGATCCCGACACATACAAGTCGGGTACTTGTTTTGAAAAATCAGATATCAACCGGTTTATAAATGGCTTGACGATATTCATCTCAATAACGGGGCGATTAGAAGCTTTTAAGGTGCTAACGTCCGATGAATTTAACGTGCTATCGAAGGTAAACAGCATGTCATTCTTAAATGTTTCTTTATTTCTAGAGAAAAAACTTTCGAAATCTTCTACGTTAGATTTTATATCGATTATCTTTTTCTCTCTTTTCTCGTTCGTCTTATCTTCGCTGTATTCCACTTCTATTATCTCCTAAAATTTTACCTGTGTAGGCTTGAAAGGGATTGGCTTAGTTTTACTTTCTTTTGAAAACAACTTGCCTGTAAGCGCATACTTTTGCGCATCGTATACCGTATCAGCAATATCATCATGCTTGTGCGAGTCGTTTGCGGTAATCTTCGACATATGATCAATGCACATTTTGTTGTGTTTGGCGCCTGCATTGAATGTAATTTGTCTGTTCTTTACAACTCCTTGCATTGATATGAACCTATCAGTTTTTGCTGTCGCGCCCTTACCGCCAGGCCTGTCTATGCCTACGGGATTTAACCCCGGTATCTTCTTGAGAATGCTAAGTAAGTATGTGCCAGATGATTTCTTTTCTATGATTATTTTGTGGGGCTTTACGGGAAACAAGCAACATTGTGCATAAAATGCCATAAATTGAAACTCAATATCTGCTGGTTCCTCCCTAAATTCTATGCAGTCTATCCAGTGCAGACCAAGCGTGCCGGTTTCCTTTCCGGCATGTTTGATCTGATATACACCCCAGAACGATATAGCACTCGCGTCGTTGATGGTCTTTGTCGTCTCAGCGCCGTCGAACGTCAAGAATGTGCTTTCTATATTGTCCGGAAGAGACGGGAGCACAACAAAGTCGTTTTTCTTGAAGAGTGTGTTAGCAGGATCTACAGGAGACTGCTGATATTGTGCAGCGAAAATATAAGGGTTAATTCGCTTGATCTCTAAAAGTTGTTCTTTTGTGTGCATATCAGGCATAAGCGCGTTACCAGCGCTATCAAGTGATTCTAGTACTATTTTTTTCCATTTTCGATCACTTTTGTTTGGATTTAAAAGCTTTGCTGCTTGGTCATCTTCGTGCACCCTTTGTCCGACATATATTATAGGGGTAACACCTGGGTTATTGTCTCGTCGAATGAACGTGCTATCCCAGAACTCAGCTACAGCTTCAAGTGCGCGCTCACTTCCCGTTTCTGTCGGCTTATGTAAGTCATCCGCTATTAGAGCGCCGCCGAATCTCTTGATATTGGGCGTTCTTCCCGCGTGAAACCCTGTGATTGTTCCGCTAACGCCAACACCAATAACTTCTGATCCCGTGTTTGTCTGAAAATGGCTAGCAGCCTTTGAGTCCGTCCTAAGCTTTACGCCAAACAGGTCCCTATACTGTGGTAGCATGACAATATCTTTCATGATGCGGGTTTTAGCTGTCGCAAGATCGCCGGAATAGCTACAATAAATGAAACTCACATCTTTAAACACTGCGATGCACCATGTCACAAAAAGAATGATTGTTTCGGTTTTGCCGTACCCGGGCGGCACATTGATCATCAGCGATGAAAAGTCAGGGTCGAGAGTCGTACATTGCATTAGCGCGGGGAATATCGTAGAGACAAAAGACTTTCGGCTTTCGCCGAGGCGATCTGTAAAAGGGCGTCCTGTTCGCAAAGGATAAAAATACTCGGCATAGGATAGAAAAGAAGACGTAAGCTTGTCGGTTAGCTCCTTTTGCGAGCCATCATTGAAGTTTAGCAAAATAAGGTCCTCAAGATCGGTGAGGATTTTCATGCTCGTCTTCTTCACTTTTTATCGCCGCTGTCAGGCAGTATGTCTTTAGCCTTCTGTAATCGCGCATACAGCGAATCAGGCGTAAGATCTATATTAACGTACGTGTCGATTAGTCTAGATATAGAGCTTGCTTGTTCATTCTCCATTTCACCGTTTGCTGCTTTCACAAGGGACTGCAAAGCCACATCTTTTACACGCTCAATGTTATCTAGCTCTTCAGGCTTTATCTGTATATTAGCTTTTACGGACTTTTTTGTGGGTAGAAGTCGCTCAATGCACATCTTAAGCGCAGGAAAACTACCTTCCTCGGCTCTCTCAACGAGAAGCTGGATGAGTTTAGCCCCCTTATCGTCGATTATCTTTTGATGTTCTGGGTTCATGGGCTCTCGATTTGTGTTGGCGTAAAGGTGATTTTTCCGTTAGCCTCGACGTCAACATCGTATGTGCACACTTCGCTGCAATCAGACTTGAAAAGTATCTGGTCTTTAGACAAGTCCTTTACAACTGATCCAACAAGCTTTCTCGTCTTCAAGTCTCTAAAATGAACAGCGTTGCCGGACTGGAAACGCTCAACTTTTATCTTCATATCTTCCCCTTGTGTTAAAAATGCCTGTACGGATAGGTCACGCTGTAAGTAAAAAAATTTGTGTAAGGCCTTTTGTCAAACCTGAATCGCGTTAAGTCGTCAATCGTTTTAATCGTCTGTTCGTATAGCTCGTAACTCATGATAGTATATGTTTTCTTGTGCATCTTTGTTACAATAAGTGGCTCAATCTCTGCGCTGAGTAGCGCCGTCTTAAGATCACTGTACAAATCGCGTACTTGCATCGTGGGCATGGACAAGCGTAACCTCCAAAAAAGTTGAGTTTCACTTCTAAAAACAGAACAAATATACAGCACTGTATCATAGGTATTCAAGTAGGGCAATATGTGGTCATTACTTGTTTGTCAAGTGGAGGGAAAGAATGTAAAGCATTAATTTACTTGACACCCAACATTTCAAGTAGTAACCTAATAATTGAACAAACTAAAAAAGGAATTAAAACATGAATGTCACACAAATTTCACGCTTCACGCAGCGACAAATGCGAGCACCTGCCGTCACACTACAGAAAAGCGGCGCACTTAATATCAATCATGCAGCACTAGAAGACATGGGGATGACACGCGCGAAGTTCGGCGTTATAGATACCGATGTTGCGACTAAAGAGATAAAAATACGCTTTCAAACTGAAATGAAAGATCACAGAGCAATTAAAATGATGAAAACGCGCCCTGGTCCAGATTCAGGAATTCGTTTTAACATCACCAAATCACTGTCAAGATTGGGCATTAAGTTACACTTTAGCAGGGTAATGTCGTACGAATTCGATGGCGATACTCTCACGCTAGATATGAAACGGTTATCAAAATAACGCCGGGGAGTGGCTCTTTACTTTAACTAAAAGGAGCTACGACATGACAAAATACCACATGATGGATGCTAGAGCGCGATATGAGAGACTGAAGCGCAAAGAAGAAGAGAAGCGTAATCGTATGAAAGAGCTCGTTCTGGGATCAATAATCATTCTGCTTTTAATATTACTGATATAAAAAAAGGCCCCGTAAGGGGCCAAATGCTTAGTGCGAGGTTTCGATTGAACTATGAATGAGTGTTAACTATGCCTTAATTGGATTTTCTTGTCTACATGATTTTATAAATTCTTCTTTGTTGTCGACACTCATTTAACACCCACCGTATATTTAGCTAATTTTTCTCTATTTCTTGACTCAATAGTTACATCAATAACATCATGCAGTCCATCTGATCTAGTCATAGTCTTGGACACAGCTTCGATATTCATAGTAAAAACAACATACGGATTTCTTGAAAAAAAAGGCGTTCTATCTTCCTCATTCACTTGATCAATAGAGATAACCACCGGATCAAGTATTTTAGCTTTAATGGCTTCATCAACATTCTCAAAGTCGTCCGCGTTAATTATCATCGTTTTCATAATCCCCGCAAAGCATTATTTTTAACAATTCTTTTAAGCATCCTATATTGGTAGTGCCATCTTCGTTGACCAATATATCTTTAGTCCTTAAGTACCACTCGCCGACTTGATAACAGATAAAATCTTTCTGCTTAGCTGAAAAACTTATACCCTGTTCTTTAATTAATTTATCTCTTTCTAAGCTAGCATTTCTACTAACTGCGGCTACAAATTCTATCATAAATTTCTCCTATTTATTTTTTAAAAGATCACAATACAAAAGTGTGGGGTTGTTTTTGTGGATATCAATGCCGTCAAGATCATACTCTTTTATGTTGAAAGGCTTAACGATAAGATGATACCCATTTACCGTACGAAGCCTCAAGTATAAAAAGTCCCTAGCTAATTTTTTATCGTCAGGCTCTACTTTCCACAG